CGCTCTGTTTCGTATATCCCAAACCAGTTCGAACTAGCGGAAACTGGCCACAACTGGCCGAGACTAGAAACGATCACGCCCGATGACGCGCCAACGCGGGCCGATGAAATATTGGGTGTTTCTAAAACGCTTCTAGGTATCGACCTAATGCCGTGGCAATATCGAGTAGGCCAAGGTTTAACGGCCATGGATAACGAAGGTAATTATTTACGACGTATTGGCTTATCGTCCGTGGCGCGGCAATGCGGAAAAACGCAACTTATGGCGGCGCTTATTGCTTGGCATTTAACCGTTGAAGGTCCTAGGCGTGGTACGCCCCAACTGGTTATTAGTGTGGCCCACAAGTTAGACCTAGCCGTAAGTTTGTTTAAATATCTTGCTCCGTACTTAGAGGAACATTACGGCGCGACGGTTTCATGGTCCTACGGCCGTAACGAACTAACAGTATTAGACCCGGCAGGCGTTAAGCACCGTTGGCTAGTTCGCGCGGCGACACCCCAAGCGGGCCACGGGTACAGCGCCGATCTAATTACGGTGGACGAAGTTTGGAACGTGTCCGAAGCGGCAATAGACGAAGGTTTGTTACCTACGCAACGTGCCCGTAAAAATCCGTTGTTTTGTATGTTTTCTACGGCAGGTACACAACATTCTACGGCTATGTTGCGTTGGCGTTCCCAAGGGTTAAAGCAGATAGACGCGGGCGATATTGGCCCTATGTATTTTGGATCGTGGGAACCGCCGCCGGGTATGGACCCTATGACACCCGAAGCGTGGGCGTACGCAAATCCCGCGCTTGGGTACACGTTAGATATGTCGGTTCTTGAAGCCGAAGCGAAAGGCCCTAACCGTTCGGCGTTTCTACGTTCAAGCGTAAACACGTGGGTTGCGGCTTCGACGGGGTGGCTAGAACCGGGGTTGTTTGAGACGTTACAAACCGACCAAGAGATACCTAGCGGGGGCGTGTTGTCTATTGAAAGTTCCATAGACGGCGGTTATTACGTTGGGGTACGGGCCGTACAAGTGGAACAAAAAACGTTTGTAACGGTGGCGTTCCACGTTGAAAGTTTGGCGGCTATGTGGCAGGCCGTCGAACAAGAACTATCTACCACCCATTCCCTACGGTTAGCGTTGCCGCCTAGCCTTGAAATATCTTGTCCCCCTAAATGGGAAACGCGCCGTACAATCGTTGGCTATCGCGAGTTGGGCAAGTGGACCGCGCCAGTTCGTTCAATGATTATCGAAGGCCGCATAGCCCATAGTGGATCGTTGTTACTTATGGAACACGTCGAACGCGCAACAATGGTTAAACACTTGGGGACCGTGGCACTTTCAAGCGCCCGTTCGCCGGGGCCTATTGAGTTAGCCCGTTGTATGGTTTTTGCCGTTGCGTTGGCGTCACGACCCGCGCACACGGGTAAACCTTCAATAGTTATCGTGGGGCGTTAGTGTTATAGGGCGTCCGTCGTTGGCGGTTCGTCGGGGACATTCCGACGGCGGGCGTTCCCCCATTAGTAACTAGAAAAGGCGTACTATTTCGCTATGGCATTCTTTACCCGTAATCGTTCCGCACAAATGGCGGTAAGCGAGGAACCCACGACGAAGGCCGCTATCGGTTATGGATCTAATGCGGGCGCTTCTCAAATTGGTAATTTCTACGCCTACATTGACGGCAACGCCCGCCAACGCGCTATGGGCGTACCCGCTATCTCACGATCGCGCGACCTGATCGCTTCTATTGTCGCCACTATCGGTTTTAAGTTTTACCGTAAACAATGGAACGGTGAGGAAATGGAACGCGTCTATATTGCGCCGCGTTCATGGGCCGAACGACTAGACCCGACCGTAACTAACAATTTTCTTATGGCGTGGTCGTTTGACGATCTTTTTCACTATGGCCGGTGCTTCTGGCACGTTCAGAGTAGGACGGCCGACGGTTACCCCGCGACTTTTACCCGTTTACCGGCCGCAATGGTGACCAGTCAGGACCAAGCCGGCCCGGTATGGTTCGGACCGTCTGACCAACTTTTATTTAGCGGTTTACAACTAGACAGTAACGACGTAATCCAATTCCTAAGCCCTATACAGGGTTTGCTATACATGGCACAAGGCCCAATAAATACCGCTATTCGTTTAGAGGACGCCGCATGGCGTAACGCGGCTTCGGCAATTCCCGCAGGCGTTCTTAAACAAAAATCCGGGGAACCATTGACCGCACAAGAAATGCGCGACATGGCCCAAGCGTTCAACGAAGCCCGCGCTACAAACCAAACCGCTTTTATCTCACAAGAACTCGATTACGAAGCGACAACGGCAACCCCGGATAAAATGCTTCTAGTTGAAAGTCGCGAGTTCCAAGCAAAAGAACTAAGCCGGTACGCAAACGTGCCCGCTTACTTACTTGGAATTGACGTCGGCGGATACACCTACCAAAATGCTTCACAAGCCAAGCAAGATCTATATTTGTTTGCGGCGAAAAATTACATAGAAGTTTTTAACCAGACATTGAGTGCTAACAACGTGCTACCAAACGGTACGTATGTATGCCTAGACGTCGAGAGTTATTTAGAGGAAATGAACACCGAAGGCGTATACGTCGAGGAAACAGTAAGCCCGACACCAAACCAAACAAACCAAATAGACGAGGATTAACCCAATGATTAAGTTTCAACCTTCACCGATCACCATTGACGCCGCCGCGCCCGACGGCACCCCGAAGCGCACGATCATGGGCCTAGCCGTTCCATACGGCGTAGACGCCACAACTTCGGACGGTACAACGGTTCGCTTTATGCCCGGTTCAATGCCAACCGAAGGGCAAGCGCCCGTATTGCTTCAATATCACGACAACACGCGCCCTATTGGCGTTGTAACCGCTCGCGTTGAAATGGCCGACGGTATGTACTTCGAAGCCCGCATTAGTGACACCGCTAACGGTCGTGAAGCCTTGACGTTAGCCATGGACGGCGTACTAACTGGCGTTAGTGTCGGCGCAACCCCTACGGCATGGTCATACGACGAAAACGGCGTAATGGAAGTTACGGCCGCTACATGGGCCGAACTCTCGGTTGTCCCCATGCCGGCATTTTCCGATAGCCGTATCCACCAAATAGCCGCGCAAAGTGGTAATAATAGTAATCAGACGGAACCCGACGCCGACGAAACCACCGAAGTATCCGAAGTAGAGGAAACCGAAACCATGTCCGAAGTCACCGAAAACGCCGTAAACATTGAGGCAAGTACACCAGTAACCCCACTATGGGCACAGGTAAACCACGGGGTAAAATTGCCTAGCCCGTCCGAGTACATGGCCGCATTCGCCGCAGGTCCTACCGCATTCGCAGAAATGAACGGCCGCATTAAAGCCGCCGCGCCAAATATCACCACCGCCGACACCCCCGGTATCTTGCCAGAAATCATTACCGGCAGCGTGTACGACTCGCTTAACCCGATCAGGCCTTTCGTTTCTGCTATCGGGACTAAGGCGCTACCAACAGCCGGCGCAACATTCCGCCGCCCCGTAATCACGGTACGCCCCGTCGTAACGCAACAGCCAACAGGCCAGTTAAACGCGCTCGATCCTTCAACCGTGACCGTAGCCAATAACGACATTTCAAAACTAACTTTTGGTACATACGTCACCGTGTCGGAACAAGATCTCGATTGGTCCGACCCTGCTTCAATTAACATCATTATTGAACAGTTGGCTATCGCATACGGACAGGCAACAGACAACTACGCCGTAGACACTTGCCACGCCGCAATTACACAAACTTCAAGCGTGGCCGACACCGCCGTTGGTGCCGACTGGGTATCCGCAATTTATGAAGGCGCTCGCCAAATTTCGGCTTCGTCTAACTATCTACCTACGCACATGGTGGTCACACCCGCAACATGGGCCGCGCTTTCGTCGTCCGTAGACGATCAGAACCGTCCGGTATTCCCATACACGGGCGCGCCTAACCTTATGGGTCAAAACGCCGCGGGTACTTCGTCTGCTACCTCATGGAACGGAAACCCATTGGGCCTAGTTCTTGTAGTGGACAAAAACGCGCCGGGTTCATTTATGGGACACGCCGCAGGACCTGCCGCAGGCTTCGAGTTCTACGAACAAATGAAGGGCGCTATTTCTATTGACGTACCTTCAACCTTGGGCCGTACTATTGCGTTCCGTGGTTACGCCGCGTCATTCATGGCAGACGCTACCAAGTTCGTTAAGTTCGTTTAATCCGAAAGGCGGGTATCCGCTATGGCGGTTTATTCAATAACCCACCACCAACGGTTAGACGACTACGCGGTAGTACAACTATTAACTAACGCCGACATAACACCGGGCGACACGATTACGGTTGCGGGTTTAGGCCACGGCTTAAACGGTACCCACACGGTTTACGCGTGTCCGTTGTTTCTTTATACGGGCGTAGACGACCAAGGCGATCTATTACTAGACCCGCAATTTCCCATAGAAAACCAAGTTCTTTTTTACGACGTTGGCGACGCGTTAGAACGTTCCGAAGCAATACCTAACGGGACGCTAACCATTACGCCCGTTTGTACTTGGATCACGGCTACCAATATCGAGGACTGGCTCGGTATTGGAACGGCTACGGCCGCCGACCTCAGTTTTTTAACCCAATGCGCGGCCGCGGCAAACGCTTTCTGTTATCGCCGGCGTCGTGAGGCGGGCTATGTGGATAGTTTGACTAGTTCCCCGTCGGGCGACGTCACGCTCGGAACTATCCAATACGGCGGCATGCTCTACCGGCAACGCGGATCTATTGACAGTTTCGCAAGTTTTGACGGCATGGGTGGCGGACCCGTCACGGGCCTAAACGGCGTCATTAAACAACTATTGGGTATTGACCGCCCACAGGTTGCCTAATGCCCGTACAAGCCTTTACAGACTTGTTTAACGAGTGCCTAGACGACCTAGCGGCCAAACTTGGAACTATTACGGGCCTTCAAGTAGTCACGGACCCGCGTAACCTAGTCCC